CTGGTGGCGCAACGCACATGGGTTGGTCTAACACCATCTGAAATTGACGAAATTATTGAAGATGCTATTGACCCTATGGATGCGTTGCTTCAAACGATGGACAAACTTAAGGATAAAAATATATGAACAAGATATGGGTTGACCCGCCTGAGGGTTGGAAGTTTGGCTTCCCTGCCATCTATGACCCCGCTACCGATGGGCAGATGAGCGAATGGATACTTAGTAAAGGTTATCCAAAACAAATAATTCAAGAGTACGGTGATGTCTGGGCAGTGCGTTGCTGGGCTGCAGAAGAACCTGAAGGAAACAAAGATGAAACCTAAACCGCTTCCTGTCTTAGAGATGTGCATAGAGAACGGCATCGAAAGAGGCTGGCGTGTTGCACACAAACACAACGACACACCTGATGAGCATGCAATTAAAGATGCAATTTCAACCTGCATAACTCAAGAGTTGTACGATTGGTTTGACTTTGAACCAGACAAGGATCTGCTGTGATTGAAACAATATTAAACGTAATGTTCTTAGGCTTTGGTGCTATCGTTATAAATGCTGTTATAATGATAGCCCTTTTCAAATGGTGGTCGAAATGAAACGTGAAGAAATTGAAGACGTAGTCTTAGACGAACTTGATTTTTTAATTGGCTTTGAGAACAGGGCGCATGAGCTAGACAAAGACCAATCTTTGATTGATGCTTTGCTTCTTGTGCGTAAGCAATTCTCCGAACACACATATCCACAGCGATGAGTGCCAATCTAATTGCCATCATAGGCGTGGTGTATGCATACGTAGCAGGTGAACTGATATGGAAGGGCAACACAGGGCTAGGCATTGCCTTTGCTGGCTATGCACTGGGTAACATTGGCTTATACATGGAGGCTTTGAAATGAATCGCTTTGATTTAGAGAAAGAAATAATGCAAGCATGGATGACGTGCGAAGATATCAATCTCATACTGTGGCGATTGATGGACTGCACTGAGGAACCAACAGAAGATGAACTTTCTAATTTGTTAATTGGATTGAGCAGCTTGCATGAATCAAGAATGCAAAAGGTTTGGGAATGTTTCACACAAATTATTAAACGCAATGGCTTTCATCAAGATACATCAACCCTGCTCTGATTGCGGAAGCAGCGATGGCTTATCAATCAACCAAGACTTTTCAACAAAGTGTTTTGTCTGCGACACTTTTACACAACCAACCCTAGAGATAGAGGAGAAATATACAGTGATTGATGTAGACAATGAGGTGAAAGACTCTTCCTTTTTAAAACACTACAGGGCAGGTACTGTCTGTGCTGTTACTGAGAGGCGTATTAGTACAGCAACGATGGATAAGTATGCTGTTGTTCTAGAGAAGGACAACTGGTACTTCCCATACTACGATAAGGACAACCAACTTGTTGCAGCCAAGGTACGTAGCACTAAGGATAAGACCTTTGCCACTGCTGGCGTATGGAGTAAGGGTACATTGTTTGGACAAAACTTATACCCAAGTGGTGGTAAATATTTAACCATCACCGAAGGTGAGTTTGATGCATTGGCTGCATTCCAAATGATGGGCAGTAAGTATCCTGTTGTATCCATCCGCAATGGCGCATCCTCTTCATTGAAAGATTGCAAGACACACTACGAATACATCAACAGCTTTGACAACATCGTGCTGTGTATGGATGGTGATGCACCGGGGCAGAAGGCATCGAAAGAAATTGCTGAACTCTTTGGTAGCAAGTGCAAAATATTTAAACCGTTGCCTGAGTTTAAAGATGCATGTGATTGGTTAGCTGACAAAAAAGAATCACAGTTTTTAGAACGCTGGTGGAGAGCAGAAGCTTTTGTACCCGATGGTATTGTCTCTGGTGCTAGCCTGTGGGCAACGGTGTCAGAGCCTATGGCTCCAGCAGATTGCAGCTATCCTTGGCATGGATTGAATGAGCTTACCTATGGTATGCGCTTAGGTGAGTTGGTTACAGTGACAGCAGGTAGTGGACTAGGTAAGAGCCAAGTATTGCGTGAGATGGTGTGGCACTTGTTGCAGAAGACCAATGACAACATTGGCTTGCTCTTCTTAGAAGAGAGTGTTAAGAAAACTGCACTGTCTATGATGAGCTTAGCTGCCAATGCACCATTGCACCTGCCTGATACGGTGGTGTCTGATGTACAAAGGCGTGATGCTTTCGATAGCACACTTGGCACTGGTCGTTTGTATTTGCTTGATCACTTTGGCAGCACCTCTGTTGAGAACATCATCAACCGTGTACGCTACATGGCTAAGGCTGTCAATTGCAAATACATATTTGTAGATCACATCTCCATCATTGTGTCTGCACAAGAGAACGGTGATGAGCGTAAAGCTATAGATGAAATTATGACTAAGCTTCGTATGCTTGTACAAGAAACAAACATTGGTTTAGTTGTGGTGTCACACCTCAAGCGTCCGTCTGACAAGGGACATGAAGAAGGTGCAGTGACTTCGTTAGCTCAGCTACGTGGCTCTGGTTCCATTGCACAGCTTAGCGACATGGTGATTGGACTAGAGCGTAACGGTCAAGCTGATGACATCATCATTCGTAACACAACCAAGGTGCGTGTATTGAAGAACAGATTCTCTGGCATCACCGGACCAGCAGGTAACCTACTGTACAATAAAGAGACAGGCAGGATGTTTGAAATTGAAGACCAACCAGAAGGAGAACTTTTATGAATGACTATAATAACTTAATAGATTTTTATAGCAACAGGCTATATCAATATATATCTTTAAGTCTTGCACAAGATTTTTTCAAAGAAAAAGATGAGCATAAAATGTATGAACAGTTGTTTGAAGCAACGATGGCTATGCATGAATCAAGAGATATGTTCAACAACTTTGATGAGAAAGATATTTATATCTTGTGTGACAATCGTACCCCATTTGTTATCATCGAACTAAAAGACTATGAGTAATACAGCGAGTGACGGTGGTAAAGGAATCACACAACGTCCACGATCTATAGCCGATGAGGAATGGGCTAATAGATGGAATGCCATCTTCGGTAGGGACAACATAGACCAGTACAAAATGTCGGTAGATGTTGATAAAGACAAACAAAATCATAAGGACAATGAAGATGGATTGGGTCTACGATCTGGAGACATATCCTAATTGCTTTACTTGCACCATCATTAACACTGATGGTGAAGAAGCACAAACCTTTGAATGCTCAACACGCAAGAATGAAATAGCTGAGCTATTCACTTTCCTAGACAAGTGCAAGAAGAACAAGAGCTACATGATTGGCTTTAACAATCTTGGCTTTGACTATCCCATACTGCATGACCTGCTATCTGTACGTGAGAAGGCTTTATCTGTATCAGGTAAGGCAGTGGCACTAAGGGCATACAAGAAAGCACAGGCACTGATTGAAAGTCAGAACAGGTTTGACAATGTTGTCTATGACAGAGAGCAGCATGTCAAACAGATTGATCTGTATAAGATACATCACTTCGATAACAAGGCTAGGTCTACATCGTTGAAGATGATTGAATTTAACATGCGCTCTGACACCATTGAAGACCTGCCATTCCATGTTGGCACAATGCTTGAAGACAATCAAATGGATGCGCTTATTAAATACAACATGCATGATGTTGTCAAAACCCTAGACTTCTACAACGCATCACTTGACCTAGTTAAATTCCGTAAGGAATTGACAGCTAAGTACAAGCGCAATTTCCTCAACCACAACGATACCAAAATTGGTAAAGACTATTTCATTATGCAGCTTGAGGCAACCATGCCTAACAGTTGCTACAAGGTGGACAGCCGTGGTAAGCGTAAGATAAACCAGACTAAGCGTGATGTTATAAACATCAACGATTGTTTGTTCAATTACTATGACTTTAAGTTGCCAGCATTCCAAGCTGTGCATGCTTGGTTCAAACAACAAAGCATCACCGAAACCAAGGGTGTATTCAGTGCCATAGCTGAGCACAACTTAGGCGATGTTGCTAAGCATGCAGAGATGAACACCATGCGTAAGAAGTTTGTAGGTGAACCAACACCTGAAGCAATTGCTGCATTCAAAGAAGAGTATCCACTAGGATGGGTAGATAAGGTGGAGCTTAAGGCTAAGAAGAAAGGCGAAGCACAGTACAGCTATTGGATGTGCTGGAACGAAGCTGATACATTGAATGTAAAGGTTGATGGCTTTCGCTTTGACTTTGGTACAGGTGGTATTCATGGATCGCTTGAGTCTCAGGTGGTTACAGAGGACGATGAATACATCATCATTGATGCTGACGTGTCATCCATGTACCCAAACATTGCCATTGCCAACCGTGTATTCCCTGAGCATTTGTCTGACAAGTTCTGTGACATCTACGAGGACGTATACCAGCAGCGTAAAAGCTACCCCAAGGGAAGCGCAGAGAACGCCATGCTGAAGCTTGCATTGAATGGGGTATATGGTGATAGCAACAATAAGTTTAGCCCCTTCTATGACCCCAAATACACCATGTCAATCACGATTAATGGGCAGCTTAGCCTGTGCCTTTTAGCTGAGAAGCTAATGGCTATTGCTGGGCTGCAGATTATTCAGATTAATACGGATGGTGTGACTGTGAGAATGAGTCACCGGAAGGTTACACTTTATGAAACCATCTGTGCAGAATGGCAGAAGCAGGTAGGTCTTGAGCTTGAGTATGCACACTACAAGAAGATGATTATACGTGACGTAAATAATTACATTGCACTGTATACAGACGGTAAAGTTAAACGTAAAGGTGTATATCAATACGAAGGACTAGGCTGGCATCAAGATCAAGGTGGTTTGGTAATACCTAAAGCTGCTGAAGCTTTTATGTTACATGAAACAGACATTGCTAAGTTCATTAGAAACCATAGTGATGGCTATGATTTCTTAATGCGTACTAAAGTACCACGTAGTAGTAAGCTGGTGATGGTGATGGCTGACGGCACTGAGGTGGTGCAGCAAAACATCTGTCGCTACTATGCTTGCAATGCTGGTGCTGAGCTTGTTAAAATCATGCCTCCTGTGGAGGAAGACAAAGAAGATAGAAGAATATCTATCGGATCTGATTGGAAGATGTGGGTTTGTAATGACATCAAAGACTTTAACAGGCGTGATGTAGATTATAATTTCTACGTATCTGAAGCTAACAAACTTATTGTTTGTTAACATAGACAATGTTACAATGCAATTGTAATGTTAGATAGGAAGTTTCCCCCTATTGAATTGGGAAACATTTGACTTAAAGGAAACTCAAATGAGTGACGAAAAAACTGTAATCAAAATTAAATGCGACATCTATTGGGCGCAACACAACAAGGTGAATGATATGTCTGGTAAGTACCAGCTTAATCTTTGCAACCTGTCAGAGGCTGCTTGTGCTGCTCTCGAAGAGATGGGTATCACTGTTCAAATTGGTGATGATAAGAAGGCTGAGATGGGCAGATACATTACCTGCAAGTCTGAGAAGCCAATCAGAGTGTATGACACTGATGGTGATGAGATCAATGAGAACATTGGTAATGGCAGCAAGGGTAAGGCGATGGTTGGTTCATACTCTTGGACATACAAGAACAAGAAAGGCGTTAGCCCTTCATTGAAGAAGCTGGTTGTAACCGACTTGGTTGAGTACAACGCAGCAGGTGGCGGCTTATCTGCTGATGATGAGGACGTTCTGTAATGACTACAATTACCTTGTCACTATCTGTTGACGCTGTCAACATTGTTCTTATGGGGCTAAGCAAATTACCTTATGAGATGTCTGCACAGCACATCAACACTATTCAACAGCAAGCTTTAGAGCAGATGAAACCTGCTGAAGATAAAGCTGATTGATGATTGCCTTAGTCGATAGCGATATCATTGCTTATCGAATCGCCTTCGCATGCAAGGATGAAAACATCAACACTGCCAAGCACTCGCTTGATAGTTATGTTGTTGACATCCTTGTACGTGGAGTTGATAACACATTTCCGTCTTGCTATGTTGACGATTGGAAACTCTACCTTACAGGTAAGAATAACTTTCGCATCGACATAGCTAAGACGGCAGTGTATAAAGGTAATAGAGTGGCTCCAAAGCCTGAGCATCTTGCTGCATTACGTCAGCATCTTGTGAAGCACTGGGGAGCCACCGTTGTTGAGGGACAAGAAGCAGACGATGCCATTGCCATCCATGCTACATTGCTTGCATGCGAGAACAACATTGTTGTTTCCCTTGACAAAGACCTAGATCAAATACCCGGATGGCATTACAACTTTGTAAAGAACATTGGCTATCACATCACACCCCAAGAAGCAACCTATAAATTTTATCATCAGATATTAACTGGTGATGCTGCCGATAACATCATTGGTTTATTTAAGGTTGGTCCTGTTAAAGCTAACAAAATATTGCAAGAGTGTGAAGATGAACTTGCTCTTTACAAAGCATGTGTGGATGCCTATGATGGTGATGAAGAGAGGGTGTTTGAGAATGCACAACTCTTATGGCTTCGTAGATACGAAGGACAAATATGGGAACCACCAAAGGAATTAATTAATGGAAGATAAACAACTTAAACCAAACGATGTTGCTGTAATCCTACGTCCAACGTTTGAGAATGGTGAATGGACTCAAGAGTTTGAAGTGTTAGTGTCTGGATTTGGTCCAATCAATATGAAGAAAGAAGATATGGATCAGATGATTGGTATGGGTGTATTACTTGCCTCTGTCATCCCATTGATGGACACCGATGAAGAGTTTACTAAGACGGTTACAGACCATTGCCATAAATTCTATGGTGATCTTGGTGAGTTTGAATATAACCCAGACCATGACAGCTTCAATGACAAATTTACTTTGTCCGTTGATACTAAAACTCATGGGGGAATACAATGAAACCTAGAGTTTGTACCACCTGTTTCTATGGTGATCTTGAAACCAGCAACAAGCCATGCATTGCATGCAGTGGCTTTAGTAAATGGGTAGACGTTGATACGTTTATTGAAAAGCCAATTGATGTTGGTGTCAAGTATGACAACGACAAACCCCAGTGGACTTTGCTTCCATTCAAATCTGTAACACAAGTTGTTGAAGTGCTAACGTATGGTGCTAAGAAATATGCACCAGACAACTGGAAGAAAGTTCCTAACGCACGTCAACGTTATACTGATGCTGCATTCAGACACATCACTGCATATGTTGGTGGTGAAAAGAATGATAGTGAAACAGGGTACAACCATCTGTCACATGCCATCTGTTGTTTGCTATACTTGCTAGCATTCGACTTAGGGGAAGACAAGTGAATGATTTAAAAGTCACCGTTACTCAAGTGATCAATGGTTACATCGTTAGTTATTCTGAGTATGTTAACGATGTAGAAACCAGTGCTGAGTTTGTAGCCCTAGACCTTGATGAGGCTCTAGAAATTGTCCGTGATTGTTATGAACAAACAATTGATGGTTCTGATCTATCAAATGTTTTAGATGAAACAATCCCTAAAGACTAGGAACGGTGGCGAGTGGACTGATGCTAGGTTCAGAAGCTTTGTCATCTCAGCTTTGAGAGCAGCATCAAGACGCTATCCCCCAAAATATAAGGCACTTAAGAATGCCTTTGTAGGTAAGAAGATAAATGCAAAGAGTAATAAGATGGCAATGCACTACAAGTGCGCTGCTTGCAAGAAGATCTTTGTTGCAGTGGATGTACAGGTAGATCATATTGAACCCGTTGTAGACCCCATAGAGGGCTTCCAAACGTGGGATATATTTATCAACCGACTCTTCTGTGAGATTGAGAATTTTCAAGTGCTATGTAAGCCTTGCCATAAAACCAAAACTGAAAACGAAAGGAAACCTAAATGATAACTCTTAACATGTATGAAGAGAACGAAGACGGTAGTGCCAACTGCATTATCAATATGGACAAACAAGATGTTGAACATCTCATCAACTTTGCTGTTGTTAAATTGTTAGAGAAAGGTATTAAAGAAGGCGAAGACCTTACACCTACCGCCAAGGATTTAAACAAAGAAGATGCCATTGTTATTAGCAGTTTAAAGAGACAGCTTGTTAATACCTATACACCCATCAGCAATCACATTGAAGATGAAGAGACTAGGTTCCGTATCCGTCAATGCTGCAAGGACTTGCTAGGGTATTATATGATTCCATCAGAGGCAGAAAGTTATATTAAACAGATAGAAAACATCCACGAATAATACTATCTTATTAGATTAATAAAGGAGATAGTAAGCCATAGCATTTTTCTGTATAACTACTATTCCGTTGGGAGCCATGTGCTCCCTTTTTTTCCCCTCAACTGGAGCATTAATTGCAAAACATAACAACACCTTGGTCAACCATAGGATACATCACTTACAAACGTACATACTCTAGACGCTTAGATGATGCAAACCCCAATAGTCGTACTGAAGAATTCCCTGACACCGTCAATCGAATCATCAAAGCATCTAACGATCAGCTTGGCTGCAACTTTACCGAAGAAGAACAAGACAAACTACGTAGCTATTTGCTGGGCTTAAAAGGCACTGTGGCTGGACGATTCTTGTGGCAGCTAGGTACACCTACCGTAGATCGTTTGGGGCTGTCTAGCCTTCAGAATTGTGCCTTCACTGTGGTTGATAAACCAATTGAACCATTCACTTGGGCTATGGATTTGTTGATGCTTGGCAGCGGAGTAGGCTATAACATACAGAATGAAAACGTTAATAAGATTCCCCCTGTCAATCCAAATTTTGTACCTCCTACTCGCACTGATGCCAATGACGCTGACTTTATTGTTCCTGACAGTCGTGAGGGATGGGTCAAGCTTCTTGGCAAGACGCTTAAGGCAGCGTTACTTAGCGATACAAGCAAGACGGCAACGTTCACGTACAGCGCACAACTGATTCGTGGTAAGGGTGCTGCCATCAAAGGCTTTGGTGGTGTTGCGTCTGGTCCAGAAGATCTGTGCGAAGGCATTGCCAAAATCTCTACAGTGCTAGAGAAACGTGCTGGTAAGAAGCTACGCCCCATTGATTGTCTTGACATCATGAACATCATTGGATCCATTGTTGTTGCTGGTAATGTACGTAGGTCTGCACAGATTGCCATTGGTGATCCAGATGACATTGAGTATTTGCTAGCCAAGCGCTGGGACTTGGGCAACATCCCATCATGGAGAGCTATGTCTAACAACAGTGTTGTGTGTCATGACATTGGTGACTTGCATGACTTCTTCTGGGATGGCTATGAAGGTAAGGGTGAACCGTATGGACTCATCAACCTTAAACTGTCTAGGAAAGTTGGCAGACTAGGTGAGACACAATACCCTGATCCAAAGGTGCAAGGATACAACCCCTGTGCTGAACAGTCTTTAGCAGATAAAGAAACCTGCTGCCTAGCAGAAATCTATTTGCCTAATATTGAAAGTGAAGATGAGTTGTACGATGTAGCATCATTGCTCTATCGAATCAACAAGCATAGCTTGGCATTGCCTTGTCATTTAAAAGCTACAGAAGCCATTGTGCATGAAAATATGCGTATGGGTATCGGTGTCACTGGTGTGTTGCAATCCACTGAAGAACAAAAGAGTTGGCTTGATAAGACGTACATGAAGCTACGTAACTTAGATGAGTGGTATAGCCAGAAGCATGGCTTCAACAAGTCTGTAAAGCTAACCACAGTTAAGCCATCAGGTACGTTGTCTTTGTTACCCGGTGTAACACCCGGCTGTCATCCTGCTTATGCACGTCATATGATTAGACGTATCCGCATTGCAGCAAACCACAACTTGGTGCAGGTGTGCCGTGACAAGGGATACCCTGTAGAGTATCAGCAAAACTTTGATGGCACTGAAGATCACAGTACAGTGGTTGTGTCATTCCCATTCCGTCATCCTGACCATGCTGTGCTTGCTAAAGACATGACTGCCCTCCAGCAATTGGAAACAGTTAAGTGGTTGCAGGAAGTGTGGAGCGACAACAGCGTAAGCTGCACTGTGTACTACCGCAAAGAAGAGCTACCTGAGATTCGTAAGTATCTCAAGAAGAACTATCGTAACAACCATAAGAGCCTGTCATTCTTGCTGCACTCTGAGCATGGATTTAAACAAGCACCATTGGAAGAAATTACAGAAGAGCAATACAACCAACTGGTTGCTAGCACTCAACTAATTACATCCATTGATGAAGCTAACATTGGTTTGGATGATAGCGAATGTGCAACTGGTGCATGTCCGATTCGGTGATATACTGGTTGATAAGGATTGTGGAGATAGTAACTTGTCTCCACATCATTGCTAACACATGGAGACATTGGTAATGCGTCATTTCATTATGTACTATGTAAGTCATGACAACATCTTTAAAGGACAGATTCACATCTCAGCAATGACAGTGTCAGAAGCGCAAGATAAATTCTTTAAATGGTTGAGAGATCAACATGACTACGCACACTTGTGGTCATTAGAAATTAAACTTGTAGAGATTGAATGTAGTTTATAATTAATGATAAGGAAAAAGTATGAAACCAGAACGTAGCGCACCACTTCGTATTCAGTTTGATCAAGGCTACTATGCCTTCACTAGAGGATGGATTAATAACCAATACCATCCTGACAGTGTGGCAGGTAAAGAATGGCAACGGGGTTTTAACCGTGGCTACTTTGATAATCTAACTAAGCTGTCTGATGCAACGCAAAAGGTTTGATAAAGAACTCCACGACATATACGACAAACTAGGAAGAGACACAGTTAAAAGCTTTGTCTCTTCTTTTTGGGATATGCAAGCTATAGACAATCCTAATAGGTATGGTATTGACCTACACCTATACAAGGAAGATGTGTTGATTGGGTATGCAGAGGTTGAGGTTAGACTTGCATGGAAGACTATTGAGTTTCCATATGAAGACTTGAATGTACCTGAAAGAAAGCGAAAGCTTCTAGTGCAGGAACTACCTACAACTTTCTTTTCAATCAATAAAGATGCAACAGCTTTGTTTCATTGTGATGCAGCAGAGGTGTTAGCTTCTGAGGTGAAGGAATGCTACAACAAATATGTTGCCAAAGGAGAACACTTCTTCAAGGTTCCCTTAGACAAACTCACTCACGTTGTTTTAAACTAACATAGGTTCCACAGAATTTACCAAGACAAGCAGGTATCAGCAGCCAATGATTGGTTGTATATTGTATGACAGCTACACCAGCAATTAAGAACACCAGCACAATTAACACACTTGCTTTTAAAGCACTACGTTCATTCACTGACTTAATATAATGTGTATATAAAATATCAGTGAAGAACAGGGCAAAGAAAGTTAATAACCAGTCGGTCATTTATTTATCATACATAAGTTTATTAACAAAATCTAACAACAAACTATGGTGTCTTCCACCATTCCAATGTTTGTTTATATACTTCCATTTACCCTCATACCAATACAATGGTGCTTCAGGGTGACAGCCTATTATACCAACCCTATCCTTGATGATAGCCATTGGATCCCCATTAACATACCTTGCTACGGTTTTAAAGCTACTCTCATCCCCTATAAAAGCACAGCCATCGTAGAAGTATAGCTTCTCTGGTTGCCCTTCCCACATCACCGAAGCCACTGTAGCGTAGCTTCTCTTCACCTCTGCGTTTGGTCTTTTAATATACTGGACAGCACGAACATCCCCAATCAAATCAAAGTACCACTGGTCAGCCCAGTATGCACCCATGCATATACCTAGATAATGTCCACCTTCTTCTATAAACTTAGCTATCCTGTTGCCTGTTCTTCTACTAAACAACCTATACAAAAAACTACTATCCCCTATGCCACCGGGAAAGGCAATGATGTCTATGCCTGTAAAGAAGTCTTTGCTTTCAATATCGTCTTCGTTGAATGTTTGTATGTTATAGCAAGGCGATAGTGCAGCTATCATTGCATTGGTGCAATCTTCTGAGCACTCAGGGTGATGTAGGAACAGAGCTATTGTTGGTTTCATAAAGTAAAAAAGCCAGCGTTGCTGCTGGCTTCTTTGTTTTTGCTGCTTAGCGTTTGGATACTAAGCCACCGGAGTTAAACTTTTGTGTAAGCTTTCGTATATTATCCGTTGATTTAATTGTACTTTCATTGCTGCCATACCTAATCTCATCAAGATTTTTGTTCAGTATATTTAACATTTCTGCTTTCTGTTTAGCACCAGCTTGCTCTAAAAGATTTGCAGTGTTTGATATAAACAAACGAGTGTCTAATACTTTCTTCTCATATCCTTCACCTGTGGTTATAACGTCAGCAAAGTTCTGTAAGAAGTTTTGATAGCGTTGTCCAATACCAGTTTTAGTTGATGTAGTAAGACCACGCTCTGCTGCTGTATTCAACAGAGAACGAATGCTTTCATATGCTTTATATGCAACACGCTTTTGTAATGCTGAGTCAGTAAACATTTTTGGTGAATTAAGTTCTCTACCTAACTCAAACATCTGTGCTTTAATTTCTTCTTCTTTTGTTAGACGTTTAGAAACACCAGCAAATCTTTGAGCAACCTCTTGCTCACCAGAGTACAAAGCAACTTGTTTACCCGATGCCTTAGATGAAGGGATGAGCTTGTCTGCTTCTGTGAATATGTCTTCAGTTTCTTTAAAGGTTCTTGTCCGTGGTAAAGATACAGGACGCACCACATTGTCTGAGCCATTAAGTGACTGAGCTATGATGTTTAAGTTCTTGTTTTCATATGCATCAGGAGCCATATTGATACGCTTGAATATATAGTCAGCATATGGCATCTCTGTATAAACAAACTTGTTTGGATCTTTACCACCAAAGCTACCAGTTTCGTAATTGAGGTTTATGTCTTTAGTGAATGACACACCACCAACGTCTAGTTCCATATGGTAACGGCTGTGTTCCTGTGGGTTTTGAAAGCCTTTAGTCTTTAAGCCTTGAACATCACTAGTTGTTGTATCAGAACCATGAAAGAGTTTTACTGGTGGTTCATCTTTAAACTTCTCACGTAACACATTAAGTCTGTTCTGATATTCCTTTGACATCGATACAAACTCTGTTACATCTTTGACATTCTTAGGATCAAACTCCCTGCCTCTAACCACACGGAAATCACCTTGCACTACAGCAGCAACATCCTCAGCATCAGGCAATGCAGCAATGTCTTTGTTAGACATAATATTATCAAAGTTGAACATACGTTCTTCTCTTATAAGTTGCAATGTTTTCTTACGTTCAGAAATACTGTTAGGTGTTTTAACATTTAAATCACCAGCCATCACCTGACTGTTCTTAACTTTTGGCTCCATCAGCGATGTGCTTGCTGGACCTATAGGATTGCCAGCATCGTCATACTCAATTGGTGTTGGTTTAAAAGATGTAACCTGCTCAACATCTGTTGGCATTGGCGTTACTTCACTAGCTTTTTTATTCAAACTATTAAGGTAATCAGCAGGATAGTCAGCCTTAAACTTATCTAGTTGGTACTGACTTCCCATGCTAGTCTTCAAAAGCTTCTCAGCTTCTTGCAATTGATAGGGTGTGAATTCTGTCTGTAATGTATCTGGTGTAGTCTTAAGCTCATCAAACAGGTTAAGCTCAGTAGACGGGGTAGGCGTAGGCTCAACAGGAATAGGCTCCTTGCTGACCGTTTTAGGGGCTTCTACGGGCATTGCTTGCTGAGCAGGACGTGCCACAGGAGCAGCAGGTAAAGCTCTTGTTGTTTGTTCTGCAACAGGTAATACTTCTGTTGCTTGTTGAGTAAGTTTTCTTTTAGCAATAGTTTCTTGCATGTCTTGCAGCAGTTCTGAAGATGTTCTTTTAATTGTTGTTCCAACCATGCGACTAGCAATATCAGAGATTAAACCACCAGCAGCAAAGCCGGGAAGATCACGTATAGCAGCAGCATAGGCTAGTGCTTCTACATAAGCTTTAGTTGAAGCAAGGTCTTGACCTGTTTGCTGCTTGTACATCTCTGCTGTAGCTCTCTTTACCTCAGGTGGTAAAGCAGAATACTTCACCTCAAAGATACGAGCTTGTTGACCCTTGGCAAACGCATCAGCCTGTGATGTATCAACAGCAATTTCTTTAGCGTTCTTCTGTGCAAATGCCAATGTGTTTTGCAGAGCAATCTTCTTCATATCTGGAGAAGAACCTTTGTACCAATCGGTATTGGACACAGCCTCATATGCTTGCAGCAATAGAGGAGCCATCACCTTACGTGCTGAAGCATCAACAATCTTGTCACCAGTGGAGGTGAACACTTTGTTAGATGGGATATGAAGCTGAACAATTTCATTCTCAAGCGGTGTTGGGTTACCCTTGATTACAATACCACTAAACATTTTTAATATACCAGAATCATTGTATGTAGCAGATTCTTTAACAGCAGGTTGATATACAGGAAGTTCTTGTTTAAGAACAGGAGTACGCTTCATCAATTGCTGTTTAGCCGATGAAGCAAAACCTTCTTCACCCGGTGCAATTTGATAGGCATCACGTGGTAAGGTTTCATCACGGTCAATAGCACCGATGATGTCACTAAGTTGTTGAACAGGAACTAAGGCACGACCAAAGTATTCACCAACCCATTCACCAAAGAATGTTGCAACCTTTTGCTCAGCCATTCCTTCACCAGTTTGCATGCCAGATGATGCTTCAGCAAACTTATCACCCAACCATGCTGTTGTACCAGCAGGTGCTTTAAAACCAATCAATGCTTCTACAAGTTCTTTAGCTTTGAACTCATCAGTACGACCCTTCTGATACTTAACCAAGTAATCACCAATGGCTAGGAATGGAGCCATAGGGAACAATGCCCTAGTATCTACTAAACTACCATCAGGATTCTTAACGTCATACCAGTTGGTATCTTGATTCTCTTGTCTGTATTTGAAAGCTGCATAAATTGCTGCTGTACCAACAGTTCCTTTAGATATATTTTCAAGACCCTGCACCATCTGACCAACGCCAGCATCTGCAGTTTCTTTGTTCATTTGTTTAGCTGCACCAACAGCAACATCTGTAGCACCAGAGAAGATACCCATTGGGCTATGCTTGTATGTCCATGACATAGCGTTAGCCATGAAGCGAGGGAATGGTATTAATGTAGAACCTACAGGACCAAGCTCTTCAACAAGCTTAACAGCATGGAACATTGGACCTTTGGTAGGCATCTTGCTGAATGTAGCAGTGAGTGCTTCATCTGTTGCATTCTTTAGCACATCAAACGGAACATTCTTTCCTTGTGCCATTACATCATACATGTTGATACCAACACGGCTTAGTTGTTTCTCAACAGAAGCAGTGAAGATTGCTTTACGGAAGAATGCATCCTGTGCTACGTTTAATGTGTTAGCTATACGTGCAGGAGCAGACAACGCTTTATCACCAGCATCACCTGCTGTCTTCAATATCATGTTTTGTAGCGTTGGTGAACCAGACAATAAAGCTTCAGCAGTTTGAGATGAAAGATTAGGTTGACCTAGATAGAATGTTGTACGAACAGCATCATCATAAACGCCTTTAATACCATTGGTAAAGCTACCAGTGACAGGCTTACCTGTTGTAAGTTCTGATGCTGTCTTACCCATACGGTATAGAGCAGACTCAATAGCTTCTGATGCAGTACCAAAAGTAACTACAGCAAGACCAGAGAATCCGTTGCGGATGGTTGTTGCAACTTGTGACACCATGAGTGCTTTCAACTCACGATCTAAACGCATACCAAAGTCTCTCAACCCAGTGAATGCAGAGGTGATGGCATTACGATTGCCATACATTGCATCAACTTCTTTAGCAGCAGCAGGGTCAATACTCTTTAGCTTATTCTGAATACGAGCTAACACTGAGTATGCTTGCAGGGTACGACCAGCATCACCTGCAGTGGTACGGTTCATACGTGCAAACTCTTCAGCAGTGATGCCAGCTTTACTTAAACTATCTTGTAATACGATGTCATCAATCTGATCGATGTTCATAAACACATTCTTAACAGCATCACTAATCTTTTGATTTGCTTGTGGTGCTAGCTCAGGAACACGTGACCAAACTTCTTTAGCAACTTGTGCTGCCTTCTGATTGACATCGTTTCTAATTTGCATCTCAGCAACAGATGTTGGATCGCCTTGGTCATTGAGAAGCTTACGACCTTCAAAGATGTCGTATTGATCTTCCAAAGCTTTCTGTGTTGGATCAGCAGGTTTAACATTCACCGTTGGTGCAGGTGCTGCCCCTGTAGCAGACGTTGGTCTACGTGGAGCAAGAATATCTTCAAGTTCTGTTGAAGCACCACTCTTTGATATTTTTCTAGCAGCACCAACTAATGCTGCAGTTTCAACAGTGCCAGCAACAGCACTAATTGCACCAGCAATAGCAGCTTGTTTTCCACTAACACCAGCATCTTGTTGAGCTTGAAGAGCATCAATTTCAGGTTGATACTGTGTTTTTTCTTCTGGTGTAAGTTGCTTAGATAGTTCTTTAAGTTGGTCAAGACGTGCAGCGTCAACAGTAAGTTTTCGTTTCTGTTCTACAGTATTTGCTGCAGCACCTAAAACTCCTTCTGTAGCAGGTACTGCAGCAAGAGTCCCAAGACGGGACTTAATAGCAGCTTGTAACCCTTCTTTTGCTGCTGTCTTCATAAATACAGAAGTTGCAACTTTACCTACACCTAAAGATAAAACAGTAGGAATATCAATCATAGCACCAAGAGCATCTAATACAGGTTTAACACCAGCTTGACCACCCTTCTCACTAAAGTAACCTGCCGTTCTATCAAAAAGATCATATACTTCTCTTGCTTTTAATAAGTCTTCTTTAGAAGTATTGTTCAAATAAGCAAGCTCCATTCCACCTGAAACAAAGTTTTGAGTTGTCATACGCATATGGCTAGCCCAACGCTTAACATAGTCTTCTGAAGACTCACCTTCCTTTGGCACACCTTCTTTACCAAAGCGAGCTTGAGAATAAGCTTGAATTGTTTGAAGCTTCTTAGGGTCTGTGTAGAGTTCTGTGAAAGGTATTTCTTTAGACTCTTCTGCTTTTACTTGAACTGCTCTAGCCTCTAATGCTTTAGCTGGTTGCTTGCGAAAAATAAATGCTGGCTTTGTTAAGTCTTCGGTAGGAGCAGGGATAGGTGCTGCAGGTGGTTCTGTAGGAACAGCAGCAGGAGTAACCGACTGGGATGCGCTTGCTGGCAGAGGCGTAGTCGGTGTTGTTGTAGGAGCAACAGGAACTTGTTCCGGTATTACGGTTGTTGGTTCCTTCTTTGCCGGAAGCTGTTTCAATGCTGCAGCCATGTCATCTTTTGACATGCCATCAGGAAAAGTTACAGGTCCATAACCAATAACATCAACTGTTTGTGCCATTATTTATTCCCATTTACCTGTTTGACGATTCCATACTAAGGGACGTGCTGGTGTTGTTGGAGTTAAATTAGCTGCTGGTGCTGCTGCAGGTGCAGTGCGTGTTGGTGCTGGAGCAGGTGGTGGTATGTTTACACCAAGTCCGGGTGCAGCAGGTATTGGCTTTCCTGTTTCATCAAAACTAACACCAATAGAAATCAATGCGTTCTTATGCATTTGTGAAATTGGCAATCCTGTTTTTGGATCTGTCATCTCTTTAATCACAGCTTTACGACCTGTCTCCATTGCATCTTTGTACAACTGAGCAGAAGTGGTAGCCTTAGGAGCAAGCGTTGTAGACCCATCTTGGTTCTGTGTAATAACAAAACTGCCGGGTGGCAATGCATCACTAACAGCAGATGTAACTGCTTTGCTAGCAATGACAATAAGATTGGCTTGTGTAACTTTCTCTTGACCTTCACCGGGAAGTCTAGACAAGATTTGACGTTGACGAAGTTCAGCAGTAAGAGAATTTTGCAACGCTGTGTCTTTCTTATTTCTAGCATCAGTGATTTTA